AAGCGCGGAAGAAGCCCTTGATGAAGCCGAGCGCGGCATGTCCGCCCTGCGGGACCGGTGCGGCGTCCGCCAAACCGAAACCATCCGCGGAGCCGTGGGAACCATCATTGAAAACCTGCAATGGCGCATGAACAACCCCGGCGCCATCAAAGGAATATCCTCCGGATACCGCCGCCTGGACCTGACCCTGGACGGCCTGCAGCCCGGCGCCATGATCGTGCTTGCCGCCCGGCCCGGAGTCGGGAAAACCGCCGCCCTGGTCAACATCCTCACCAACATCTGCCTTGAGGGAACCCCCGTGGGCATGTTCAGCCTGGAAATGCCGAAATCCCAGCTCCTGGAACGCATCCTCTACGGCATGGCCGGCATCAACTCCGACGACATCCGCCGCGGCAAGCCGATGACGGTCGGACAGCAGCAGCATTTCACGGCCGCCGTCAGGAAAATCACGGCCGCCCCGCTGCACATCGACGACGAAAGCTCCCTCACCATCGACAGCATCAGAGCCCGGGGCCGCCGGATGGTCCGGGAACACGGCGTCAAATGCATCGGCGTGGACTACCTGCAGCTGGTGCGCTCCACGACCCAGCAGGCCCGGGGAAGCCGGGAACGGGAAGTCTCGGAAATCTCCGCCGGCCTCAAATCCCTGGCCAAGGAACTCAATATTCCCGTCCTGGTGCTGGCCCAGCTCAACCGCGACGTGGAAAAAAGAGCCGGGAACGCCCAGGGCAAACCGGTCGTTTCCGACCTGCGCGACTCCGGCTCCATTGAGCAGGACGCCGACCAGATCATCATGATCCACCGCCCCTACATGTACAAGCCCGACAAGCACGACCCCACGGAAGCGCAGTGGATCATCGGCAAAAACCGCTTCGGACGGCTGGGGCGTATTCAATTCCGCTGGACCGCGGAACTCACAAAATACGAGGAAGAACAGAATTATCCCGTCACCAACAAATGAGACCCCCCAAACCATCCCTGCGAAAAAACAAGCCGACGCGGCGAGGAAAGCCCGGATCCTACAAACTGCGCTTAACGCTTCTGGTGGATCCCAGAAAGAAAGGCAAACTTGTCGAGCTGGGACTTGGTACTAACGACAGACAGGAAGCCGAAGAACGCGCCAACAGCATTATCAATGCTCTGGAATCCGCCGGACTCTACCGTCTTCCCGCCGTCCGCATTCTGGAACATCACGTAGCCCAATTTGGCAAGATTGAACCTCCCCCCTTTGAACATCCAGAATTGCCTCTATGGTAACACCCCTGGAAAAATTCCTGGCAAAACATCCCACACCCTCCGGCATGGATTCAAAGGAATGGGCTGCTCTGAACGCTGCCATGAAGGAAAACAAGTTTTTCTCTTCCAAGGTGGAGAATATCAGATTGCTGGAACGGCTGCACAGGTTGATTAAGAATTATCTGACAGGAGAAAAGGAGACTTTACCCAATGGGGAAACGGTTATCAAGGTAGGAAGCGCCGCGGACTTTTCCAACCAGGCACTTCAATGGCTCCAAACCGAGGGGCTTGTTCCACCGGACGCCGAAGGCCCGAAGTATCACAACGATATTAAAAACATCGGTGCTCTGGCCCGTCTGAAGCTCATTTTCAAGACCAACGTCCGGCAAAGCATTGGGGCTGCTCAATGGGAGGCATCCATGAAACCAGCCAATCTCAAAGCATGGCCTGCTTTCCGGTTCATCCGCTTTCCGGGAGCCAAGACAAAGCGGCTTGTTCATGTCGTCAACGAAGATGCTGTCCGGCTTAAAACCGACTTTACTTTTTGGGCAGACGAAATGAACGCCGCCAGCCTCGGGGGCTTTGAGGTCCCCTGGCCGCCGTTCGGCTTCAACTCCTACATGGATCAGGAGCCTGTTTCCCGGGAAGAATGCGAACGGCTGGGACTACTCAAACCCGGGGAGCCGTTGAAGCGTCCAAGGGGTGCGGAGCGCTTCGGGATTGACCTGATTGAACGGTACGGGTACGGCAAGAAGGCCAGTACGGCGAAGTTGCCGGAGGAACTGAAGGCCAAATTGAAAAAGGTCTATGAAGACCGCTGGGGAGTCAAACAGGACAAATCTGATGAGGTTGTCTTTCCCTCACAGGAAGTGGCGAAAAAGGCCAGGGAAACGGCGGAGAAAGTCATCAAGGTTCCCTCTGCTCCCATTCCTGCGCCAGTCTCAGCCGTCACGCACACGGTCAGCCTGGGAGATGTCCCCAAGGTGAAGATGCCTGCCCCGTTGACGGATAAGGAAGCTGATGACCTTTTGCGAAGCGTTACCGGGGAAGTGTGGGCAAAGGCATCCAGACTGGAAAAGAACGCTTTGTTTTCCTACACCGGAAATGGATATGCCCGCATCAACAACGATTTGAGGAAGGGGAAGTCCAACGCCAAGGCGAAACAGATCGCCAAAGTCATTGACAGATGCAAAGTGCCTCAAGACATGGTTGTTTTCCGTGGCTGTGGGGTTTACAAGGAATTGAAAGACGCTTTGAACTGGAAAGGAGAAGAAATAACAGACGAGCTGGTTGATATGCTCAATCTCTCCGTAGTGGGAAACCCTCTCAAAGACGAAGGTTTCATGTCTGCTGCCGTAGCGGAGGGGAAAGGATTCATGAACCGTCCCGTGTTGTTCAGAATTCTCCTGAAGAAGAAAACCCGTGCCATTTATGCAGAGCCCTTTTCCAGATTCGGGGCAGGGGCCGGTAAGGACTGGGACGGCCTTAGCCCGCAAACCTATTTTAGCAGTGAAGATGAAATCATCATCCAGAAGGGAGGAACCCTCAAATTTCTCCAATTCCATAATCAGAACGGGAAATTGATCATTGACTGTGAATTGATACAATAATGATATGAAAGAAGAAACATCACCAGCGCACAAGAGAATTTGGGAGTTTGATTTCAAAGGATGCAAAACATCCCACCCTCTTCTGATGAAATGCCTTTTGTGCTCCAAGAAGAAGCTCAACCCGGGTAGTATGGAATGTAGCGCTTATGAGCGTAAACCTGATAGTATCCTCTACGATAACGCGGACTGCCCCAGCTTTGAACGCTGTATTGACGCGGAAGGGCTGCGCTGGATTGAAGGATATGTGAAACTCTCCGGAAAGGCGTACGTTCCCCGCCAGGACGATATACCCCCGGCAGGGTGGGAAAAAATCAACAAGGAGTATGCGAAATGAAGAAAGAGAGGACCGGGAAGAAGGGAAATGTTTCCAGGTATAGCGCTGCCCTCTCTGAACGCATTTGCGGTCATATACGTTGCGGGGATAGTCTGAGGAAGGCTGCCGAAAAGGAAGGCATTCCCCATCCCACGGTGATGAATTGGGCCAGAGAGAACGCGGATTTTGCAAACCAATACGCGCGCGCGTGCGAGGAACGGCTTGCCGCCCTAGAAGACAAGTTGCTTGACCTTGTGGAGAAAGGGCATGAAGTGGCCCCACGTGCCGAAATAGGAGGAACCATGTTGCAGGCGGTCAAGTTGGAAATAGACACGCTCAAATGGATGCTTGCCAAGCTGATGCCGAAGAAGTACGGAGACCGTGCGGCGTTGGCTCTGGAAGGTGGAGAAAAAAACGTAGAGGTGACCCATAAACTTCCAGCAGAAGCAATCGTTCCGTTAGTGACAGCCTTGAGAGAAATATGGTCCGAAGAGGAAGAAAGCTAGGGGCTTCGGTCAGGCCGGAAGACTCTCCCGTCATCTTTGCCGCCCTGATTCTGGGGGAAACAGGGCTGTACAAATGGCAGATGCGGGCCCTTGAAAGGGCTGCCCGGGGAAAGCGGGTTGCCCTGCGCGCTGCTAATGGTTCCGGCAAGACGGACAAGGTAATTGGTATCCTTGCCCTATGGTTTCTCTGGCGCTACCCCCGTGGGCGTATGCCTATTACGTCCGGCTCATGGCGCCAGGTAAAAAACCAGCTCTGGCCTGCCCTGGAACGGCACCGGAACAACCCATCCCTTGCGGGCTGGAAATGGCTCAAGAATTGCCGCGTGGAAACGCCGGAAGGGGGATTCATCGAAGGCTTTTCCACCAACCACGCCGGGAAGGCGGAAGGCTGGCACGGGCGTGTGACGGACGAATTCAAGGATGAGCGGAAGGAACAGGATGAGGAAGACCCCCGCAGCGAGAAGAAAGCCCGTCTGTTTGACGTTGACGAGTTTACCGGGGATGATCCTTCTTCCCCCGTGTTTTTCGTGGTGGACGAGGCAAAGACGGTTCCTGATGAAATCTTTGACGCCATTGAACGATGTACGCTTCAATTCTGCATCTACCTTTCATCCCCAGGCAAGCCGGAAGGGCAATTTTATCGCTGTTTCCACGAGGAAAAAGACCTCTTCTGTCCGATGGTGGTAACGGCCTTTGATTGCCCCCATATCTCCCAGGAGCGCATTGACCGCATTCTGGCCCGTGTGGGGGGTAATGAGGATGATTCCTATTACCGTTCCGTCGTGCTGGCGGAATTCACGCTGGAAGGAGATTTGTACATCATTGACCCTGGAAAACTGGAATGGGGTCAGCGGCAGCCCTACGAGCCGCGCAGGAGGCGCCCCGTGGCCTTCCTGGACATTGCCGCGGGCGGGGATGAAACAGTCCTTGCCATCTGCGACGGAAACGAAGCTTGGATTGAATACGCGGAACGACAGCGGGACACGGTGCAGAGTGTCCGCAAGTGCATTGCCACCCTCAAGGGGCTGGGCATTGCGGATTGTGATTTGTGGGTGGACGCTCCGGGCATGGGCCTGGCTGTCATCAGCGATTTTAATGAATCAGGTTGGTATCCGAATGAGTTCTTTGGGAACAACCCTCCGGAAGACCGCGACCGCTACATCAATCTCTCGGCGGAATGCTGGAATGACGCCGGACTGGAACTCATGACCGGGCGAGTGCATATCAGGTCCAGGCGGCCGGACAAGACGCTTTTCGTGCAGTTGACTACCCGGAAGAAGGAATATGCGGACGATTCCAGGCTCAGGAACGAGAAGAAGGAGAAAATGAAGGCTCGCAACCTGTCTTCTCCTGACCGCGCGGACGCCTTGCTGGGGGCTATATGGGCTTCCTTTCGTGGATCTTCCGGAGTTTGGACAGGAGAGGGCAACAGGCCCATTGTGGGCAAGAGTCAGCACGCCGTCAAACATACGGGGAAATTTTATCCCATTTAGGACTGTTCGTAGCCCATTTTGACATTGTTGTACCCTCCCTCACGTTGGGGCGATAATGCGTGCATGAGGCAAGCCGCCAACTACAACGTACACGCCACGGAATCCCTGCCGCAGTCTCTTGCGCTGCATTTTATTTCTCCATCCGGTGAGGATATGGACATCAGCGGCATGACGCTCCGCGGCGCGGTGGTACAGGATGGAGTGATCATGCTGGACTGTGCCGTTACGGGGGCGAGTACGGCATTGGTGACATGGCCGAGGCTGGCCGCCGGATGCGGCGCTTATGATATTTTTCTGACCGACGCATCGGGAAAAGAATACCCCTTGTTGAAGGGATCCGTGCATGTAGTGTCCCGCGTTACGCCTCCGGATGGAACGAATGAGGCCGCGGCCGTGGCCGGCGCTCTTGATGTCTCCATCCCCGAAACGGAAGACGGCTCCGTAACCATTGTGGAAAACCCGTCCATTGTGGTCGAGGAACTTGTACGACAGGCCGAAGCGGCCCGGGATGAAGCAACGCGGCTTGTGGAAACGCTGGAAGGACAGGTGGAAAGCGGGGAATTGGTCAATGAGGCTGTAGCAAATAAATTGCCGGGAGCTCTCAAGGAGGCGGGCGTGGAATTGGCCGCGGCAACCGGGCAATCCTCCTTGTCCAGCGGGGACGCCGCCGACACCTGGACCATCGTCGGAGGCTATGCAATGACCTGGGGAGACGAGATTCTGGCCGGGCATCTGCCCGACAGCTGCCGCCTGAAAAGCATTTCAACCGTGTATTTTTTTGAAACCCCGGCCGCTAATCAATATTGCCTGCGTGTCTGGAGGCTGACGGACGGAGCTTACAGCCTGATTGGGACCTCCGCCTATGTGTCCAACCTGTCCAGCGGCCAGACGGCCACGTGGGTATTTACGCCGGGCGTTACATTGCAGCGCGGAGACAAAATCATCATCCAGGTGTGCGAGGGGACGGAGATGACGCCCTACGCGCTGGGCATGCACGCTGTCCTGACCCCTTCCGTCCCCGGACGCGGTTTGATCACGGAGGTGTCCAACCCGCCCGCCGTGAATGGTACGATGGCTCCCTTGATGACCGTGGTGGTGGACTATGACGACGGCATCACCCTGGGAGGAATGGAGCTGGCCACCGCGCGACAACTGGACAGCCTGGGGCGGGATGTGCGCCAATCTTCCGCGACCGCCGAGGCTGCGGCGCGGACGGCTGGCCAGTCCGCCGCTGCCGCGTCCACGGCTGCCGATAATGCCGCAACCTCTGCCACCAGCGCGGCCAACTCCGCGACGGCGGCGGCTAACGCCCTGGCGGCCATGCCTCAAGTGGACGCCTCCGGCAACATGACGCTGGCCGGAGGTCTGACGGCGGCGGGGGCTATTAACGCCAATGGCGGGATCAATGTCCCGCTGGCTGTGGGGGCGCCGACCAATGAATCCGGCGTCAACCGCCTGTACGCCGCCGGGTTGGCCGCCGTGACGGACGCTTTTTCCGTCAGGTGTTATCCGCTCCCGGCGGATTGCTCGTCTTCCAACGGGACGGTTTTCAAAACAGACAAGGAACCCAATTCCCTTTATTTCAATGTCCCTCCCAATTCCTCTTTTACCGTGAAATGCGGCCTCGTGACCAACGCGAGGCCCATGCACAATTATTCCAGCATCCGGGGGTGGGTGGCTCCGGTGCGCCTTCCGGCTGTCAGCGCTAAATTCACGGCCAGGTTCGGCCAGATGACAACGGTCGTGCGCATGGGAAGGGACAGGGACGCGTTTACGCTGGTGCCGGATCAGGCGGCTGGCGGCTACAGGATTGGGGAGATTATCGATATTACGTTTGATCATGTCCGGGACGCGGACGCGGGAGGGTATCATATTCGTGTCCGGGAGATTTATTATTCCAATGCCGAGCAGAAATGGAAGATGAAGACGACGCAGGCCCTCGCGCCGGAGACGTCTTCCAATAACGGTTATCCCGTCTGCGTGTACGCGGTGGTTTACGAGCAATACCAGGACGGAGGATATGATACCGAAGACAGGGGAGCGTTGTGGCTGCTGCATGGCGGGAATTCCACCCGCGGCTGCGTCAAGATTGCCACGGTGAGGGGAGTCCATTGCTTTGAGAATATTTATCCCTTTTCCGGATATTATCTTGATATGGAGAATGCCAACAGCTGGGCGTTGGCCGGAGCGTTCCTTCCGGCGACGATGCACTTGCATTGCAATAACGTCAATCCGGCGTATTACGGGTTTTCCTCCATGGAGAGCAATATCATTGTCTCCGAGGCGGTGGAGGATTTTGTTGATCCGGAAGCCGAAACGACTACCGAAGATTGAGCATGAATAATTCAGAGATACAGATACAGTTTCCCCAGCCGGGACAGTGGGATGAATTTACCCTGACGCCCATTTATCAGGACAAGGGCGGTTATAGACCTCCGGCGCGCTATACGCAGGACGAGATACCAGCGGAACAGACCCCGGCCATGGCCGCCGTCGTTGCCGCTCTGGTGGAACTGGGCGAGGACTGGCAAGCCGTCCAGGTATGGGCAAGGCTGGGAAAAGATGTCCTGACCCTTGCGGAGGATGGTGCCTATACAATGATTGATGCGGTGTCTTTGACCGTTGAGGCCGTCCATGCGGAGACCAAAGGCCGCAGGATTTTTACAGTCTCGGACTACCCGGCTTTTATCATCACGGACCCCGCCGCCGTGGAGTTTTTCAAGCATTTCACTACTAAATAATATGAGCACGAATAAAGAAAAAGTGAGTTGGCTGACTGGTCTCCTGACCGGTTGGGGTATCAAAGAGAGTTGGGCAAAAGTCATCGCCGGAGCTGTGATTGGGGCCCTGGTTGCTGCGGGGATTCTGACGCAACCCGGCTGCGGTCATTCCGTGGACGTGACGCCGGAAAAGACGGTGGTCTGCAAAGACGGCTCCTGCCTCGTCATTGAGCAGGGGCATATCTCCTATTCCCAGGCCCAGCCGGAAACGGACGTTCCGCCCGTCGTTCAATCCCTGAAAAAGTGAAGCCATGACCGGATCTGTTGTCAACGCGGGCCTGCTGGGGGCTAATGCCCTGTCCGTGATTGCGTCCGTCACGTCAGGCAACCCGTTTTTGGAGTACATCCAGAACGGGGCGAGCGTGGCCGCGGTCATGGGAATTTTTCTGTGGCGGGAAATGAAACGGGCGGAACGTTATGAGCGGCTCTATGATGACGAACGCAAAAAACGCATTGATGCGGAAAATAAGTGTTCCGGCTGTGAGTTCGTCCGCAAGGCGCATGAAGAATTTCTGGACAACAGGGACTAGTTCCAACTGTAAAGTTTTTCTTACAAGTTCCCTTTAGTTAATAATCAATAGTTTCCGCATGCCTACCCTGTACATACTCATTGTGGACGAACCCGGAAAGGAGCAGTGGATGAAAATTTTTCTTACCGAAAGAGACGCCGCTTTTTTCCTGGCTCAATTCAATGAGTGGCATTTGCATGCCAAGTGTCATTGCTACACCGTGGAAGGCAAGCGGCTTGTGCAACTTATCGACAATCTGAACGAATGAATACTATAGAAAGAAAGATGGCCGCGGCTATCCTCCGGTTTGAAGACAGCCGCGTCACCGGGCCGGATTCCCTGCGCGTTTCCCGCCTTCCCGCCGCCGACAAGGGCGGCAAGTGGGAGATTTGCGGCATTTGCGACGGTATTGAACCGGACGTGTTTAACAGGTTGAAGGCCCTGCTGGATGCCGGAAGGCGTGAAGAGGCCTGGGAAGGTTGTCTCCAGTACGTCCTGGATAATACCGCCGC